GTAGTCGAAAGACTTAATAAATTAGAAACAGCTGATCACCTTTTCTCTGCTGATCTGCTAAAAAAAGCTGAGCAAGAACCAAAGAACTTAGAGATGTATATGTTAATAGAACACCTTGCAGGACAAATAGAAGATATTGAAGAAGAAATACAGGCATCTAGATATAACAAAGTAAACATAGATCATCTAAAAGAACAAGTAGACATGTTACAAAAAAAAATGAATGGTAATCACTAATGATAGAATCAGTAATAGCACTCTTAATGATAATAGATCATGAAATAAAAGAACATAGAATACAAGTATCTATGTCAGAATGTTTAAAAGGTAAACGTATTGCCACTCGTACTGCTGGAGATAATATAGAATATAGATGTATTATTTCTATGGCTGAGACTGAGATATATCAAGGTCAAAAAAGTATTAAAAAATTAATATTAAAAAATGATTAAGCCTAATAAAAAGAGAAACCCTTTTGCTAGACAATTACGTCATTGGAAAAATAAAATAGTTAAAAGTAGAAAATTGTACAATAGAAAAAAAGCACAACAAATGCTAGACCATAGTCAAGCACTATAGTCTCTCTCTATAATCATTTCTAAATAATGAATAGCCTTTTCTATATCCTTCTTTTTACCCTTTTGCTTGTGACGACAGATGTATTTTATTGCATTGCCTTCTGCAAATGGTAAATTATTCTCATTAATAAAGTATGCTGGTTGCACCTTCATTTTAGAATAATGATTTCCATCAACTTGTTTATTAAGTGTATCGTAAGTCATATCTTTAAACATATCTATATCAGTCAAAACATTAACCTATATCTACCAGGAGGATTTTTCCTACCTGGTTTTTGTTTTTTATAGTGATCTGCTCTTATCTTATATATATCAGAATCTATAGCTTTTTGAAGTTTTGTATGTGCATAATCAGGATCTAAATCAGCTAATTTACATACCATTCTAAAATCATATGAGTTACTTGTTAGCCAAGATATAGCTTGATCTCTATGATATACATCATAACGTTCTTGACCCTTATATGATGCGTCATGTATCGCTTGAGTTATTACATTAAGAAACATTCTTTGTTCAGGAGTCCTCATCAGATTTTACAACTTCATATGTTGTACGACCTTTAGTCATTGGACACTCTTTCCATGATAAAGTTTTAGGTTTAATATCTTCAAATGTCTTTAGACACTCTTGATCTGTCTTAGCACTAATAAATACTTCAGATACAACTGGTATAAACTTCCAAGTTTTAATCTTATAAATCATATATTATTTTTACGTCTACTAGCTTCTAATGTTCTAAATAGATCTATGATTAGACCTTCTTTATCTCTTTTATTATCTAACGTACTAGCTTCTACTTCAGCATTAAACAATTCATCAATAGCTTCTTTATAAGTACTACTAGCATAGTATGTTTGTTCTTTTGCAGATACGCTTTTATCTTCTTGGTTACCTGTAATATGTAAAGCCTTTTTACGTTTAAGTAATCTATCCAAATACTTTACATTAGCATTAGCTTTAGCAGAAGTCTCATCAGTGTCTGCCAGATACTTTAAGGATTCTTCCAATCTCTTCTCTGTAATCACTCTTATCCTCCTTTAAATATAGTTTATATAATTGTAACACCAAATCATCATTGTTATAAGTGTTTATACCCATCATTTCCAGTTCTAATTTGAACAAATGCATCCAAAAAAATCTCCTGTTCCATCTTTCATAACATGAACATTCATTGGATAGTCGTAGTAAGTTGTTAGATGTAATCTTAATATATCACAAAGATCAAAGCAATCTACCTCTGCAAGAAGTTCAATTCCTTTTACCATTTCTTTTGTAACTGATACTAGACTATACATCCCATCGTTTAATAATATTAAATCCATAAAATCTTTCTGCTACTAGGCAGGGAGCACCCACCTAGCAGCTATCATTAACATTCGAGGGAGATAATGATTAGGTTAAAATGGAGCTTCGTCTCCATCATATTGAGCATTAAGTATCTTACGTACATAACTATCAATCGTATCAAAGTCTACATCTTTGCCTGATTGTATAGCAGCTGAAAGTAAATTACTCATAGTCAATCTATATTTTTCTTTCCATTGTGCAGTGTTATCTTTACCTGCTGTTGGTGTAGAACTATTTGGTACAGCAACTTCACCACTTAACAATTCTATTGCATTAGCAGTTTGGTATTGTTTACCATTTTTACTTGTCCTAACTGGTTGGGCTGCTATCTTTAATCTGGCACCTTGTTGCCATCTCGAAGCACCCATTGCCTCACCATAGATGGTCATATCTGTACCATCATCTTTAGTAACGTATACTGTTACGCCACCATCGTCTTTCTCAAAAGCTCTTTTAAATGAGCATTCAAAGGTTTCAGTTTCCATTATCTGTCTCCTATTTATTTGTTTTATTATTTTGCCTAATCGTTGCATACCTGTATATAGGTTATTTTAACGACTTTGTCCAAAGATCTTTTGCAAATTCTTCAGATCCAGGACTACCCTTCCATCTGAAGTTTTCGCATACCAAAGGAAATATGCGAACAACATCTTCTTTAGTCTTACATATATCTAAGACATACTCGATATGTTTCATAGCATTGATTAGAACCTGTAGTTCATCACGTTCTACCATATCTACAACATACTGATCTTTTGGAGAACAATATAATAACATTGTTTCTTTGCCAAATAGATCTCTATACAAGCATTGTTGACGTACATCAGCAGGTTTAGGATACCATTTAGGATCTACATGACCTGCTTTTAGTCGTCTAATATATGCTGTAGCTTTAGTATCTACGATAACATCTTTAAACTCAAAGTCAGTTTTACCAATAACATCATACTTTAAGCCATATTTATCACCTGGTATTTGCAACTCATTTTGAAATGATACTACATCACCAAATTCTCTAAGGTTTTCTACAAACTTATTAGCAATAATAGCAGACCATTCATACTCTGCATCAGTATGTTCTGTTGGCAACAAATCATCCATCTCATCCTTACTATGTCGTATGTATTGGGATTTAGCATAATTTGTGATAGTATCTTGGTCTTTGATTTGTTTAGATAATGCATGATCAGCAGCATCCTCAGCTGCCAAACCCATTACCATTCTTGCATTAGGTTCTGACTCAAAATCAAATAGTTCATTGATAATCCAGAACGCTGGACTATCTAAAAACGTATTAGTCTTGGAGGCAGAATGTCTATACTCAATTTTCATAATTATCTCCTTATGGTTATTAATGTTCAAAAATATATAAGTAGTACCTATAACATACCAATTGATGTGTTAAAAGGTAAATCGACAATAACAGATAAACAACATTACAATTTGTATAATTTATCTATTATCATGTCCTGGCTATTACACCCTACGCAGGCGTATGGTTGTAAGAGCCTTATTGCTCGACATCATTCTTGCAATAAAAATCGTGTATTTAGATTATACAAACTGTATAACAAAAACGACAAGTTTAAATCTTTTGTTGATAAAGCTAAAGACAACTATACAAATACATATGCGTAAAATAGAAAAACCAGAACTTATATCTACTATCAGAGATAAGAAAAAGGTTTGGTTAAACATTAGAGAGTCTCGTCTAATGTATATGTTTCATCGTAAACTAATATCCATAGAAGAATACGAAGCAGGATCTAGATATAGACTTATGTGTGAGCTTATGGGAGGCAGTACCGGAGACTATCTAAAAGATAAAGTCGATGGATCCAGTACTGACTTTATCACATCATCTTTAGGAGCTGCTATGGCAGTCAAAGATTGTGATGAAGAAATAGGCAAAAACAACTCTGAGGTTATGAAGTTATTCTGTTGGTTTAATTATGGTATAATTGAAATAGCTAGTATTCTTGGATTGACAGAACGCAAAGCATCTAATAGAACACATGAAGGTTTAGCTAGATTGGCAATATATTATGGGTACACGAAAGTGCGAAACACTATCAGAGGTCAAGGAACTAAGAATAAAAGACAAAAAATACCTGAAATGGGTAGCAAGTAATCCTTGTATTATCTGTCATCAGTATGGTTGTAATGCTCATCATATACAATATGCTATGCCAAGAGGTATAGGACAAAAGGTAGGTGATCAATTTACACTACCTTTATGTGTCAAACATCATCATCAATTACACAACTGTGGCATGTCTGAAAGACAGTTTTGGGAAAAAATTGATATAGATCCCATACCAATATGTGGTATATTCTACAAACATCACTACGAAATGTGGTCAAATAAAGCTTTTTTTTATGATGATAGTATGTTATGGGTCAAAGTATATAACAAACTTGTACCTAAGATTAAAAAAAACATTGATTTTCTATTGCAACCCAAATAATTATTATAAGTATCCTAGCCATAGGTATGTAAAATATGAGCAAAATTATAAAGTTTCCAAAGCGTACTAAACCTTACTCTGATAAGTTTCTCAGGAATGTTAAACCTGATGTAATCGGTGACTTCATAAGAGAAGCTAATCCTCATTTTACAATAAAAGCTGCTGACGCAATGGCATTAGCCATAATCTATAGCACGTACTTACAATTAGTATTTGAAGAAGAAGGTGAAAATTTAGTGCCTTTGGATGACATAGAACAATACATATGGGCAGCTAATGACAAAAAAACGTTACACTAAAAAAAAGAAATCAGTAAAAGATAAAGACTCTACTGATATACCTTATAAAAAAGTTAGAGTTGAATGGGTAGACTGTGTATCTGATAGTGCTTGGGCATCAGAAAAAGAATTTAAAAATATGAAACTGGCTAATCCAGTTAATGAAGGTTGGATATTTTCAACAGATCGTAAATCTATAAAAGTATTTGCAGCTTACGATAAAGAAGATGATGGAACCATAACCTTTGGTGATCGTACTATGATTCCAAAATCTTGGATAGTAAAAATTACTGAAATTTAGATGGCATTGTTTATAAAGTGCTTTAGTTACTGTCCTCTCGGCTAGTACACCCCCAGGAATAATTTTAATTGGTTTTCCTGATTTCATTGTCCAAACCATCTTTTAGATACGATGTCATAACAACATCTCCATACCTAATTTTATTATGTACCTTTAGTCATATACTGTTGTATAATGGCTTCAGCACCTGGATCTTCATTAGGATAATTTAAAGTCTCTAATCTTTCCTTAGACGCTTTTAATTCTGCTTTAACATGATCTTTAGCATGTTCTAATACTTTAACTAACTCTGGATAATTTCCATAAAATATACCATAGATAGATAAATCAT